TTGAAACCATCGTCGATCTCAACAACGTTAAGAGAGGCATCCAGAGGATAAAAATTCTAAACCCGAACTACATCTACAGAGTTGAGGATGAGTTTGGTTATCTGAAGCAATTCTTACAAGAAGTTCCTAAGAAGGGTGATTGGAGTTCTTATGGGTCCATGGGGGCTAATCTAGACGAGGCTCAGATGATTAATCTTGACCCTGGTCAGATTGTTCACTTTAGATTACACACCTCTGATCCAACACACTACCCTTATGGTAAGTCAGTTGCAGCGGCAGCTAGAGTTACTTACAAGAGTCTTAAGATGATGGAAGATGCGATGCTCATCTACCGTCTGGTAAGAGCGCCTGAGCGTCGTATATTCTACATTGATACTGGTTCGTTACCTGCTTCTAAGGCTGAGATGCACATTAGAAAGCAGATGGATAAGTTCAAGAAGAACAAGAGCTACAACAGGCAGACAGGTAACATTGAAGAAAACTACAATGCCCTTGCGGCTGATGAGGATTTCTACATCGCTGTGAATGG